CCTGTAGACGCTGCAGCTCGGTTTTCTCCGCCTCCTTGAGCTTCGTGAGCTCGTCGGCGGCGGACGCGTTGGCCTTCGCCCGCTGCTCCCACTTGCGGGCCTCCGACTTCCAGTCGGTGGTGTCCTGGTCGCCCGTGCGGGCGTCCTCGGTGGGCTGCTCGGGCTGGGGGTCCGGCTGCTGGTCGTTCTCGGACATCGTTGTTCCTCCCATGCGGGATCAACCGGCACCCCGTGCGGGGTCCGGTGAGTCGGATCGGTTCGACCCCCGTGCGGGGGAAGTCAGAGTTTGCGCCAGGCGGCGAGGATCGACTTTGCGTCGACTCCGTCAGCCGCGGCGCGGGCCTGCGTGTACTCGGCGGCCCAGTCCTGCACGTAGCCGGGCGGCTCGTAGGTGTCACCACTGCGGACCGGGACGGCCATACAGCGGCAGTTGTCGTGGTACTTCGAGCCAAGGGACTGATTCCCGCGGGCTCGGATACCCTTTGTTTGGCCGCCACGTCGGCGTCGGCCGTCCGCGGTGAAGTTCGTGGACACATCTTTGCCTCTGCCACCGACGCGGGTAGCGGCCGACTCGGAGGTGTAGACGCTCCCGCGGGTGGCGAGCATCCGGCAGAAGGGGCAGGCGTTCGCCGACGCGTACCGCGCCCACGTCACTCGCTCTCGGCCGGCGTTGTCGAGGACCGTCTCGCGGGAGGCGTTGAACACGTGCCGCTTCGCACTGCCAGCGACGATCTCCTGCAGCGAACCACCAGAGAAGATCGCGCCAGCAGCCCAGCGGGCCGTCCCCTCGAGTTGGGCCGGCGCCACCGTCGCCGCTGCGGCCCGGAATGCCGGATCGCCCGGCAGAGACTCGTACCAGTCCGCCGTGAGCAGGGCGGCGGCGTTCGCGTACTGACCCACAACCTCCGGGTACGCCTCCACCAGCAGATCGCGGATGAACTGGGCGTCACGCCCCTCCGCCGTGCGGAGCAACGCAAGCAAGTCCCGCACCGTCAGGGCGGTCAGATCGACCAGATTGCCTTGGATCTGCCGCACCGACGCGACCGAAGGCACCGGTCACCCCTCAGTACGGTCGGTGAGCACACCCACCTGCGGATCCTGGCGAGCCTGCTCCGCCTGCGCCGGCAGGCCAGCCACCAGCTCACGCACCGCCGAAGCACGCATCGAATCCTGCACCGCCGACACCTGCTGCTGAGTCATCCCCGGCACCATCGTCAACAACGCCTCGATCGGCACACCAGCAGCAGACAGCTTCGTCACACCATCGACCACCGCGCCGAACGACCGCGCCTCAGTGTCACGCCACACCACCTCGGCGAGCGTGTCCACAGCCGTCGCCGGATCGTCATCCATCGACGCCGACACCCGCAACACCTGCTCCCACGACTCACCGAACGACTCACGCTTCGCCGTCAACTTGCGCTGCTGGTTCGCCTCCGCTGCGGCCAGAGCCTCAGCCGACACGTTGACCATCTTCCCGGTCAGCTGCGCCGGCGAAATCTGCGCCACCATCGCCACATGCTCGAGCATCTCCGTCAGGAGCTCGTTGTACTGGCCTACATCCGCGGACGGCAGGGCCGAAGCCTTCACGTTCTCGTCCTCGAACGCCCACACCCGCGACGCAGACGCCCTCAGCACCTCATCGGGGGCCGCCGACCACCCGGAGATCACCTTCTGGGGGAACGCACCGAACCGGGACACGATCAGCCGGTCCAGATTCACCGAGTTGATCGCCTTCTGTAGCACGATCAGCGGCTCGATCTCGCCGACGATCAGATCCTCGGTGTCACGGTCGTTGACGAACCGCACCACCGGGCACACCGGCACACCATCGACCTCGGCACCGTGCGGGTACGGCTCGCCGAACTCCTCCACACGGAACGGACGGGCAGCCTCCGTGAGCTGCTTGTCCTGATCCGACAGCACCCGCGGCACCTCGCCGAGGTCCAACGGGTACGCCCACTCGGCATCCAAGAACAGAGCCTTACGCCTGGGCGCCCCATCGGAGGTATCCAGCCACGTCTCGAGCGCGTACTGAGGCCATGCATCCACCTGCGGGTCCTCGTACACCGCAACGATTTGCCGCGGCGACCTCGGACGCCACACAGGCCCGTCATCGCCCGGCAGCACCGTCACATACCCGACCCCATAGGTCAGGGCCGACCGGTACACCTCCGACTGGCGGGCATCCATCCGGTTCGCCTGCCACACCCGCCACGCCGAATCGTTCTGACGGGCGCCGGCCTCGCGGAAACCAACCACCGACAGGTTCTGGGCGAACGAATCACGCACCAGAGCGAGCACGTTCTTCACCGACAGCGCAGCCAGCTCCTGGAGCTCCCTACCGGAACCCTCTGGAAGCTCGGGGACACCATTGCGGCCCTTCACGTACGAATACACCCGGTCGAACCGGGCACGCTCCGACAGATGCAGCGTCCACATGTCCGAGATCAGGCCCTCGACCACATCCTCATCAAGCATCCTGACCTCCTTCCCCGATCACACGAACACTGCCTTGCCGGTCTTTCGCCGAACCTTCTTCGCCTGAGTGGAGGTCAGCCCCCACCACGCCAACGTCGCCCCAACCAGCGGGGTGATGTCCGAATCCGGGTCACGCCGGTTCCACACCCACGTCTCCGCCACCCTGCGCCGCCGGCCAGCAGCGACCGCCAGCGACAACACCGGCTGATCCAGATGCCGCACCTGCGCGGACATCACCGACTCGTAGAACCCGGCGCACGCCGCCTTCATCTGCGCGATCGCAAACGGCGTCACCTGCAGCTTGTTCCGCTTGAACCCGTCCACCAGGTGCGAACCATGCCCGTACGCGTCCACCACCAGAGCGGACACAGGCTGCCTCGAGCAGATGTCCGTCACGAACGGCACCACCCAGTCGGTAGTGCCGCGCCGCGACTCGATCACATCCACAAAAACTGAACCGTCCGATGTCCGTCCGGCTCCGACAACGGTCGCCGACTGCTGATCCGGTCCCACGTCGACCGCGATCGCCACCTCACCGCCGGAATCCGACAGCATCGGGTCAGCGAGAGTCGCCCACCACTCGGCAGGGATCACCGCACCCGACGTCCCCGCGGTCCACATGCCGCCACGCTCACGAGCGAAACCCTCATCCGAGTAGTTCGACCGATCCTCGGACAACTCCTCGACCCCGACCCGGACACCCAGGGCAGGGTTCGCGGCCGCCCACGCAGCCGGATCATCCAGATCCGCGCCAGGCTCAATCGACCACTCGTGCCAGCACATGCGGGCCGGCGACGAATCCAAACACTCCGAGCGGATCCGGGAGAACACCTCGGACACCATTCCCGGCGACGGGGGAGTCCCGGTCCAGATCATCTGACGGTTCTGCAGCGGGGCAGCCGAAGTCGTCGGACCCAGCGCCTCCAGAGCGTCATCAGACATCTCCTGCGCCTCGTCCATCACCACCACGTCGACAGTGAAGCCTCGAGCCGAACCCTTCGACCGGGCCACGAACTCCACCGACCCACCATTAGTGAGCAGGATCGCCTCCTGGCCGTTCGTGCGCCGAATACCGCCCGGCGCCACAAGCTCAGCGAGCTCCGGCCACTTCCGCGGATTGTCGAAGAACGAACACAGCCGCAGAAACGCCTTCCGGGCCGTCTTCACCTCGTGCGCCGTGTGCAGGATCTTCTCCCCGAGCCCGACCATGCCGAACAACTCGCGGATCTCGATCAGCGCGTTCTTCCCGTTCTGGCGAGGCACCGACAGGCCGCACCGGGACGACGCCCACTTGCCATCCTCGCGCCGGCCAAGCCACCCACGCAGCACGAGCTCCTGCCACGGATCAGGCGTCAACCCATACGACGACGCCAGCGCGGCAGCCTCCAACGCGAAGTCATCGACCGACGGAGGCTCAACCCGCAGCCGCGGCTCCTGGGCGCCCCTTAGCTCGGAGAGCACGAGTGAACTCGTCAAGACCAGTACCCTCCCTGCTCGCCGGCTCAGCGTTCTCCTCGAGAACGGCCAGAGTGTCCAGAAGCACCCGCGCCAACGCGGCCTTCCCATGCGCCGAATCAGTCGCCGTCACCGAATCAGCCAACTCATCCCGCAGCGCCTGCAGCCCCTCGACGTACCCGCCCTGCAGTTCATCCCGAAGTCGGCTCATTCCTGGGCCTCCTACCTGGGAAAACACGAAACCCTCAAGGGCTACTTGAGGGTTCGGGGGGATATTGGAAGCAATGCCGTGGGGGCCACCGTGGGGCCGGAAGGGGCCTCCCCCCACCCCTGGTTAGGGATACGTTCCGTGCCCGCCGCCCTGGGTGGCCCTGTGTGGGGCTGCCGTCGTCTCGGTGGGGGTTGGGTTGCCCGTGGTGGTTACCAGCGGCGTGCGTGGCGTTGGTTCATCTCGGGGGCTTCGGTCTTGGTTCCGAGTCGTTGGTTGCAGATCCGGTGGGTGCCGACGACTCGGCCGAGGTTGTGTCCGCCTTTGCCCACGGGGTCGAGGTGGTGGGCTTCGGGGCTGTCGGGTTGTCCTGGGGGGAGTGTGGGGTCGAGGGGTTGGCCGCAGATGTAGCACACGGTGGCCCCTGTGAGGGCGCGTGCCCGGTTGCGGCGGTAGGTGCGGTGCCCGGTGCGGCTCACCTTTTCAGCTCTTTCAGTTTGTTTCTTCTGTTTCGCCGTTGACTGGTGTCACTGTCGCGCCTTGACTTGGGCGAGGTGTAGGGCTTGAGCGAACTGGGCGGCGTTCATCTCGCCGCGGGCGATGTTGTCGGCTGGGTTGGTCCAGCCGTATAGGTTGCGGCACGCGGTGATGATGTCGAGTCCTGCGT